CGAGGAGTTCAACATAGGATGTCTTAAGTTCATCAAACTGTTCAGCAGTAAGTGATAGTTTGCGTGGTGAATTAGTCATGGAAAGTAGGAATGAATGGTTCGGGGTTAGTGTTACATAGTGCGTCTAATTCCGCATAGTGTATATCAACTGCGGTCTCTAATTTCTCAAAGATGTTATCAACATCCTCATTAAACTGTTCATCATTAGTATCATCTGAATTTACAATATATCCCTCCATGATATAAAGAATCGTGGAGATTTGTTCTTCAGTTAGTGATACTGGCAACTCACAATTAGGGATGCTAGGATATACTATCTTCTTAGCATCTAACTCACTATTTGTTGCATTTGGGTTTGCTGTTTGTTGATACTTAGTCATGCTAATCTCCATGAGGTTTTTGTTACTGAAGACCTGCAACATTGGCAGGTTAATGCACTCCAACTGAAGTGAAATACGAGTGCTGTTTGTGAACAACAAGGGCATTTTATCCACTTGCCGTTATTACCAGCACGAGTGTATCTTGTGACGTTATTTGTCATTCTACCTCCTCACATGTATAAACTTCGTATTCATCATCATCCAAATACTGCCAGTCAGTATTATCATTTAAGGCAAGAAATTCTGCTTCTGATTCATTCTCTGCCTCAATATATGTGATGTAGTTTGTTACTCTGGAAGCAACAACTCTATACTCTTTTAGTTTAACAGTCATGGTTAATCCTCCGTTGGTGTGATGTACTTTAGTGCCTTATCATCAGTTGTTTCTAACAATTTACCTACCTTATATTCAAATCCATCACATCTTTCAACCTCTTCATAATGTTGGCAATGTTCAAAATCAGATGCAATTCTTTTTGCTTCAGTTTTATTATTTGCACCAACTGTTACTGAATAGTAAACAATTTTCTTTGCTTCAAATGTGTAAGCATTTAATAAATCAGACATTAGAATTTACCTCCATTGTTGTTAGTGTCAAGTACAGTTTCGTTAGTTACGTTATCAATTAACTCATCCAATGTTTCCTCATCAAATGTATATTTAATCTCATCACATAACTCTTCTCTAGATTCAATTTCTCTTAAATCTTGTGTTAGAGTTTGTGTTACAAATGAAATCAAATCTTCCATTTCCATACTATCAACTTGTAACTGAACAGTCTGTTCAATTAGTTCATCCCATTGAGGTGTAGTTAGTTCTCTCATTGTTATACACCCCACTCAAATCTTGGGTTCTCAAGTATAATATCTCTTACTCTTTCTCTGTCTAAACTATCACCATCACCCCAAGAATAATGAACATATTCTAAATCACCCTTCTCAATTCTTCTCTTATATGTAAAGAACGCATCATAAATGTGTCCCTTAGTTAAACCCTCGATAGGGTACAAGTCACTGTTTGGTGCATAGAAATCCCAAACATAATTAACAAAAGTGTTAAGTTCTTTGATAGTTGGCATTACTTTTTACCTCCCTTAGTTGTAGATTTGGTTGAAAGATTAGATAAGAAGTAGTAACGAATTACAGGAGTTGGGTTCAACAACTGCTCATACACTTCTTTTGAAAGATTTGTGTTCATTGGTTGAATTCGTTTGAACATTCTTATTATAAGGGAAAAAACCCCCAAAATGGGGGTTTAGTGTGCAACTTTGTTAACTGTCACATATATGCTTCTGGTTCTGTGTCTGTTGTGTCAAACTCTAAAAAGTAATAATCCATATTAACACTTAGTCTCTCACATTCCTTCAATACATCTTCATATGCCTTCCTATTTGTAAAATCTATTGTATAACAACTCGTTTCGATTGTGTATGGTTCTTTCATACAATTACCTCCGATCTTACCTCAATTTGTTTAAACAATTCAATACAATCTAGTGCCTGTTGATATGTTTTGAAGTACAAATATCTGCACTGTCTGGTATCAGGGAACCAATAACGAATTGATGTGTTCATAGTTATTTAACAAATGGATGATATAAAAAAAGGGGGAAAATGATCCCCCTAAGTGTTACTAACTGTTGGCAATGTAGTCATCAATGATTTGGACAACTTCTGCTGCTGTTTGTGCATCTTCTAGTAGATTGAAAAGAGCAACTTCAGGATTAAATGCCATGATAAAGTAATTAAGTAAATTTACAATAAGCAGTTTAGAGTCATACTTAGGACTAACGATTGACTATCTTATGTAAAGATAACCACCTGCCCAGTCTGCTCGTGCTAGGCACTCTTGACGTTGAGTGATGATCCTTAAATCATATCTAACGTGCTTCGCTGGTGCTCTCCATGATGCAGGTTTATAAACCTCACCAGTTTTCTTATCAATGAAAGCATGAACACCTCCATTAACTTGAAGAATCTTGATGTACTTACGACCAACGGATGTCTCGAACTTTACAGGACTTGAAGAATCAGGATAACGACTTGTGTAGTTTGCTTCGAGAGCATCTACCAAATCCATTGCCCACATTTCAACTCGTGCGGTTTGTGATAAGTTTGAGACTGTCATAAAGGTGTCTTTGTTTGGTACTCTATTATAATACATCATTTTAAGAGCAATGGGGAGAATAGTGTGCAGTTTACAGACTGGCACACTAGACGTATGCTCTTGGTGGAATACCCTCTATAAAGATATATGAGACAATAGATTGTAATCTCTTTGCTATTCTCTCACCATACTTACCAGTCATAGGTACAACTATTTGACCAAATCTTTTATGGTATAAGTTATACTGACCAGCAGGTATTTTACCCTCCTTCATTGATACTTTATCCTTCTCATGTATCCTGATAACTCTACCTATTGTCTGTGCCATTTCAATGGTAGGTAGATTTCTAAGCATAACTGAATGAGTCAAACCAGGAACATTTATACCCTCTGATAGTATAGAATAGTGGAAGATTACAAACTTCTTGTTATCATCTTTGCCCCAATCTGTAAGGGTTTGGAAGAACTTTTCTCTACCAACTTTCTTACCATTGATAACAGCACCATGCTTAGATGTTATGTGCATAATGTTATATTGCTGTGAATATAACCATGACCTAATATCAGTTTGTGTGAGCATATTCCATAGTATTCTTGTTGTTGGAGCAGACACAAGTACCTTTGGATTCTTATCAGTTAAGGAAGTGATTATGTCCTTTAAGTTATCACAATCAACCTCATGTGCGTTTAACTTAGTACGCTCTCTATCTGTGTTAAATGGTATAACTTTAGGGTACAAGATAGTGCCACTATCTATTAACTCCTTAGCAGGAGTTTCTTCTAACTTATCACCATATATCTCCGCATTGTTCATACCTCTTTCCGCACTAATACTATTTTTAGAACGTGAAATGCGTGGTGTAGCAGTAAAGAAGTAGCGTGGTATTTGAAACTTAGCAACTCTCTTTATCTGCTGAAAGAATACTTTGCTAGTGCCATTGTGTGCCTCATCAAAGTATATTCTATCGATATTTACACTACTATCTAATACTCTGTGGAGTGAATGATAGGTAGTAAATATCAACTTATCACTAGCATTATTACATGCCCAGTGTGTTAATTCTTCGTGTTTTGTGGTGCTAAAATGATGTGTTTCACCACTATGTACATGTGCTATTTGTACATTTGAAATAGCAGATTCAAACTCATTAGATAATTGATTAGCAAGCAATATGCGTGGTGCTACTATAACAATCGTCTGTGATTTGCGTGTAGTTTGTGATAATATTCTATCGCAATCTGCTATCATAATGAATGTTTTACCACCACCAGTAGGTATAATAATTTGACCAGATTTCTCTGTGGTCATGTTATTATATGCTCTTAACTGATGTGGTCTCAATGTGTCTTTCAAAGATTCATTTTAAAGGACATTATCATTATAAACAAAAAAACCACCCTTGTGGGGTGGTTGTGTGCAGGTTTGTTGACTGTCACACAGTCTCTAATACTCCTGTCTCTTTTAGGATTAGTTTAACAAATCCCTCAAGATATACTAGAGGAAGTATTACTAACTCAAGACCATTTAACTCGGTTAGGTTTCTTCTTTTCACATCAACTTTCACTTCTTTGTTAACAGTTTCAGTCACAATAGGATCTCCATTGAGTTTAGTTTCGACTGTTGTATTTAGTGGAGTTGGTGTTACTTTCTTTGCAGTTGCCTTGCGTGTTCTTCTCTTGCGTGGTGTTGCAGTTGAAGTCTTACGAGGTGTTGCAGTTGGCATAAAATAATAATGCAATTTAAACTATAGGGATGTTAGTTCTTTTAGTGGGTGCGACCCACGAGGCACATCCATCTCCTCGTTGTTGTGTGTAGGACTTACAGGACGTAATTTCTCAACTGAATTGAGACAACCATAGATCCCTGCCCAATGGTGAGGGAAAACAAAACTAAGGGGAAGTCAATTACCCCAACATCATGTCTCTGCTTCTTACTTGCTCAAGAGGTGCTTCACCTGATCCTAACCCATTTACTGAGTCTAATTACAGGTACTAAGTCAAGTGTGTCAGAGTAGTTGGGAACCTCGTTTGTTTTCCACTCTTATAATATAGCACTATCCAACAGGTCTGTCAGTCCATTGTGTGACACTTTGTTAGTTGGCACATGATATTCACTCACCCTCTGCTCTATTAATTTACCATAATCCTCATGTAATTCACACCCTATGTAATACCTACCTAATGATTTTGCGACTGCTGCTGTTGTACCACTACCCATAAATGGGTCAAGGATAGTATCATTTAGTGCTGAACCTGCTTTAATACATGGGATGATTAATTCAGGTGGGAAAGTAGCAAAATGAGCACCCTTATATGGTCTCTTAGTTATACTCCATACACTACGTTTATTCTTCTTTGGATATGATTTAGTGAGACCAGTATGAGGTGATAAACCTGTACCCTCATTGTGATATTTGCCTTTAGTTCTATCTCTTGTACCCCAATCTTTAGCAGGTTCCTTTATACTTTCATTGTCATAATAATAGTTCTTACTTTTACTTAATAGGAAGATATATTCATGTGCTTTAGTACATCTATCTCTCACACTTTCAGGCATTGGATTAGGTTTATGCCATATAATATCTTGCCTTAAGTACCATCCATCTGCTCTTAATGCAAACGCAAGCATCCAAGGTATTCCAATTAAATCTTTTTCTTTTAACCCATCTAATTTATTACCTCGTCTTGCACATTTGTCTGGTAGATCTTGCTTACTATTAGCAACAGTTTGTTTAACTAATGCTTGTCCTTTTCCAGGTCTATAGTTATAGTAACTATCACCCATATTTAACCACAATGTTCCATCTTCTGTTAGATTATTTCTTACCTCTCGGAATACTAATACTAATTTTTGAATATACTCTTCTGGAGATTCTTCTAGTCCTATCTGATAATCCTCCCCTCCATAATCTCTTAAACCATAATAAGGTGGAGATGTAATGCAACACCTAGCTTTTTCATCAAATTCTTTAAGTGTTTGGAGACAATCTCCAAATAAAATAGTATCTTTCATTGTGCGATTGCTGGTTCTCCTTTATTAAAAATAGTGTCAACAACTGCATTAACACTTTTAGATGTACTAATTCCAACCTTATCATATACTGGAACTACAACTAATCCAAATGATTTGTTATATTGTTCCAATGCACCAGGTTGAATTAGTCCATCATTTATGTTTCTTTTATCATCATGTCTCAATCTAATTACACGACCAATAGTTTGACTAATACCAATGTAATCCATATTTCTCATAAACAATACTGCTTCAAGTCCTGATACATTGATACCTTCAGATAATATACTATGATGTAATACTACAAACTTTTTATTATTATCTTTACCCCAAGCGTTTAGTATTCTGAAGAACTTTTCACGAGATACTTTCTTACCATCAATAACTGCTCCAGTTTTTGATGTAATATACATCCACGAATATCCACGATAATGTAATACTCTACCAAAATCTGTTTGAGATATTAGACCAGTAATTTGTGCAGTTCTTCTAGCACATATAATACTTTACCTACCTTTTGTTCATCAATAGTTTCTAACAAGTTCTCTGCATCTAATTGATAGTTTGTTTGACTTCCTTTCACCATTTGTAGTTGCTTAACTATCACTTTAGGTGGTAAGATTGTGCCACTCATTATCAACTCAGGTGCAGGGACTTGCTCTAATACTTTACCATAAACATACTCATTATTCATTCCCTTGATAGTATTACTATGTTTAGGTGTAGCAGTAAAGAAATAGCACCTACGATTACCAGATGAAAAATGTTCAGTAGCAGGGAAAAAATGTTTCTGAACACTATTATGTGCTTCATCAAAGTATATTGTATCAACAGGAATACCAGACTCTTGTATTCTATGAAGAGAATGATATGTAGTGAATATTAATACATTTTCTGTGCTATTGTTATTCACATACTTTATATGATCTGCTTTAGTTGTACTCGGAAGATGTGTTTCTCCTGAATGAACATGGAGTACATCTACATCATCAATTAGTTCTAAGAAATCTTCACATAATTGTTGTGCTAATAGTATGCGAGGTGCAACAACTACAATAGTTTTTGATACACTATTGAATTGAAATTGATACTTTGCATCCTCAATCATACATATTGTTTTACCACCACCAGTAGGCACAATAACTTGACCTTTAGTGGATTGATTCAATCTATTAACTATCATCATCTGGAGAGGACGTAAATTCATAATAAAAATATTTCAACA